CGGAGCCACGATCCGGCCCGGCTATCTGGCCAAAGACAAGGATCTGGATCGCTACCAGGGAAACCCATATAGTTGGCTCGGAATTGACGAGACCGGCCAGCACCCGGAACACCGAATCAAATTCATGATCGGCTGGCTGGCGGCCCCAATAGACTCTGGACTATTTGTTCGCGGCCGCTTCACGAGCAACCCTGGCGGCATCGGCCATGGCTGGCAGATGAAAGTCTTTCTGCGCAATCGCTGCCCAATTCACAGCCCCGCAACCTACGCCGACGACCGCCCCTACGAGACTAGCGTTTACCCTGGACGCATCTACCGCGGAGCGTGCTGGACGGACGACTCTCCGGTCTACAAGACCACATCCTTCATTCCGTTTTTCCTCGCCGACAATCCCTTCTATGGCCGCGAGAAGCTGACCGGCCTGATGAGCCAGTCGAAAGCCCTGCAGCAGCAGCTCCTGTACGGGTGCTGGTGCAATGCCGCAGGCCTGTACTTCGACTTTATGCGCCCGGACGACGTTGTCCCTTATGCCTCAATCGGCGACTCCTGGTGGTGGCAGCACTACATGGCCATCGACTATGGCTACGGAAACTCGGCGGCCGCCGCCGGCCTGTACGCCGTGGCTCCGAATGGCCGGGTGTTCAAGACGCGCGAGCGCATCGAGCGCAAGATGTCAGCGAAAAACTACGCGTTAGGAATTTGCGAAAAGGGCTTTGGTTCAACCGATTTTCCCTTTCAGGGCCCCCAGCAATCTTGGCTGAAGAAACTAAAAGCTCGTGACCCCGAGCCACCGCGCATAGCGTTTTGTGTGATGGACGAAGCAATGGATCAACATCACGGCGCGGGTAAAAGCGTTTACGCTGTGATCTCTGAAATAATGAATGCTCATGGCGTAGCAACAATGAAATGGGCACATGATCCAGCCGGCAATGCCCAAGTGCTCTACAATGGTCTTTCCAGTAATGCTTTGACGTTGACCAGAGCTTCTTCCGATTTACCATTGACCTACCGTGCAATCAGCAGCCGAATTGTGGACGAGCGTAAGGCTGTAAAGAAGATTCACGGCGCATGGGAGGACGACAGCTACGATGAAACATCTGGAGGATGGAACACGTGGAAGCTGAATAGCGAGATGCCGGCGCGGACCGCGCTACAGCAGGAAATAGACGAAAAGCGCAAAGAGGGCGTGGACGAAACAACTTTGGCCAGAATAGCCTGGAACCGTGAACAGGCCATCCTGGCGGATGAGCGGAAGAAAGGGAAGGGCATCAGGTTAGGTCGGGACTTGAACACTCCCGGCAAGAGGTAACTTATCCCGATCAGAGAGACAGCGATTATAACCCGCTACAAATGACTCTGAAACGATTTTCGCAACACTTTGTTCCGACACTTTTCCTGAGTTGCATTGATCGATAAGCCGATCAACTTCTTTTTTGATGATTTTCATTTGCGCGTTCACGGCTTCATTTAGACCTTGAATCTCCATGATCAACTCTCCTTTGAGGCCTATGCTTTCGTTTGCACATAATACGAACATGCTCTAAAAGTTCACTTGTTATGTATGGCTCAACCATGCAGCTGTCAGCAAAATGATCTTCCGGTATTTCTCCAGGTTTGCAGATAATTATTGAACGTGACCGTGGTGCCAACGGGTTAATGAGTCGCACCAGATCATCTCCTGTTGATCCGTCAAGTTTTTGACTGGCTATCAGCACACGAAAATCATGTGTTTGCGCAAACAGAAGCGCCTTGGCTGACGAGTCACACGCTTCTACCTTGTAGCCGTTGGTGGAGAGCATAAAAGATAAAATGGAAAGCTGCTGTGCGTCTGAAGAGACGCACAGCAGAACCTTTTTCGGTCTCAATTTGTTTCTCCCGGTGGTTAGCTGATGATAGGTAGGGCGTCCAACTGCTCGACCTCAGAGGTGTGTAATCTGTTCTTCAGCCAGGCTGCAATGGCATTGATGGCCGCAATCTTCCACGCACCACCATCAGCTTCGAAAAGGGCAAAACCTCCGCCGTTCTTGACTCGGAAGATAAAGTCACTTGCCGGCTGGTCAAGTTCACGGAAGGTGCGGAACGGCTTCAGACTGAGGCGCGCCTTGACTTCAACTTGCTCCCTGAACGCAACGCCCTTCTGCGCTGTTACTTCCTGACTCACTCCAGTGTCTGCAAGTTTTACCGACTCCTTTAGATCGATATGACTGGCAAGATCAAGAAGCTTCTTGAGGTCTTCGGAGTCCTGGAAGTGCGACTGAAGGCCAATGATAAAGTCTTCCTGCGCTCCCCAGGCATTGAAATAACGAAAGACCGTAATGCCTTCCGTGGGCTTGGCGACAAGCGCTGCAATTCGATCTCCGTATGTATCTGCCTCGCGCTTGGCAAGCCTAACTTCTTCATGGTCCACAATATGGACCACAAAATCTTTTGCGTCAAAGCTATCGATCCCTGCTTCGAGCATGTTTACAAATCCATCCAGCGTGCCGACACTAAAGGCCTCGGCAACTGGAGGTTTAACAAGCGAAAGATGCTTGTCTGTGTAAGTACGCCCATCAATTGGGTGCTCTGTGGCTGCTCCCAAGTCTACAATCTTTTGAATTGTCTGTGCATCCATTACAAACTCTCATTCTGTCTGTAGATACAGACGGTTGTTGGTGCGATGTCAAACGAGTTAATTGACTTTGGAAGCATCTTCGACGGACTCAGCTTCACCGTTGCCGTCAAACATCCCCATCTGGCGGTGATCTTGAGTGAAGGCTTCAATGGTCGGTCCATTCTTCAGAAGATAGAACGACCCATCGACTCCCTGGTGGCTGGAGAGCTTGGTATCGACCTTCACCGTCGCGGTTCCACCGGAACGGTCAAGGGACGGAGCAAACTCAAACGACAGGATAATCTTTCGCTTTTTGCCCGCACTGGTATTTGGGTCTTTGATGTTATTGTTGACCTGCGCGAGAGCGGACTGAAAAAGTTCCATTGCAGCTCCTCGGCAAATTGTGACAAGATCAGCTCGTGGAAAATCAGACATTGTGACGCCTCATTTCTTTGGTTGACAAACGAGAAGATACGCGGCCCCCATAAGCGCCGTTCCGAAATACAACTGCGGACCCTGCGCCCTTGGTTCGAGCGCATACAAGCCACAGATCATAAGCAGAAACGACGCCAAGAGCCGTAAGAACCGCACTGAACTACCCCCGGTAGATAGCTGGGATGTTGGATGGAGCCGCCTGTTTTGGCTCGGGAATGTCACTGACAAGCACTTCCGTGGTGAGTAGCAACGCACCGATGGAAGCGGACTTTTCCAGCGCAATAAGAGCAACCTTGGCAGGATCAACGACGCCCGCCTCGTACATATCTCCGAAAGTTCCGTGGGCTGCATCATAGCCGTGTGAATCAGGTTGGCGCAAGATGGCACTTACGATCTCCGCTGCATCTTTTCGCCCAGCATTTCGGACGATCTGAGTTGCAGGTTCGCGGATTGCGTTCAGGAGTATCTGCGCGCCCTGGCGAGTGCCGTTTTCAGTGAATTTCTCAAATAATGGAGAGTTGTGTTTTGACGCGCGTAACAGCGCCACGCCGCCGCCCGGCACGACACCGGCCTCAAGCGCACCACGGCAAGCATGAACCGCATCCTCGGCACGGGCCTTCTTCTCGATCATGGCGGGCTCAGAGTATGCCCCCACGCGCAGCACGGCCACACCGCCGGTCAACCGGGCAATGCGATGGTCAAGCTGCTCCTTTTCGTAGGGATTCGTCGCGTCCGTCGACTGTTGAATCAACTGGCGAATGCGCTCAGTTTTCTTTTCTTCGTCAAAACCACCCTCAACCAGCACGGTTCGCGTCGGAGAGATGATGGCCTGCTTGCAACTTCCAAGATCATCAAGCGTAAAGCTGGAGAGCTGGTCGTCAACGCGCGTCGAAGTCTGCGAGTGGACACGCTTGGCTCCGATCGCAATCTGAAGGTCAAGCAGCGCGGCCGTGCGCGATTCTCCATAGCCCGGCAGTTTCACAAAGCACCCGCCAGGGATAGTTCCACCGGCAACCTGGGCAGCGAAGAGATTCAGGGCGTCACCCGTCAAATCCTCGGCCACAATCAGCAGAGGCCTCCGGGCTATGATGCACGCCTGAAGAATCTTGAAAATGTGATCGCCTGCGATATTCTGCCCGCCGACGATAACGCGCTCGGAAAGAAGGATGTACGGGTTGTCCAGCACGCACCGCTGGCTGGTGAGGTCGTTCACAAAAAACTGATTCGCCCCGTTCGCGCCCCGCCATCCCCGCTCGAAGTAGAATCCCTCGAGGTATTCGACGGTGGTTGTGTGGTCACGGCTTTCGTTCAGCTCCACCACGCCACGTTCACCGACCTTCAGCGTAGCCTCGGCGATCAGTGAACCTAGCTCCACGTCCCCGTGGGTGGAGATGATGGCAACCTGCTTGACCAGCTCCGGCGTGGCTTTGATGGCTAACCTTTTGATGGTCGCAGCGCAAACGTCCGCCGCCACCTGGATACCGTCAGCCAGCAGCAGCGGCTCAGCCCCGGCGGAAACCAGCTTCATGCCCTCGGTGACGATTGCCTGAAGAATTACAGAGGCGGTGGTCGTACCGTCTCCGGCCTCGGTCACCGCAGCGTCGGCAACCTCACGCGCATAGGCCGCGCCCATGTTCTCAAACGGGTCAGGGAGGTCTGATACCTCCTTGGCCACGGTTACGCCGTCGCGGGTGGCCAGCGGCTGCCCTGGACGGTCCAGCATAACGTTGCGCCCACGCGGGCCGAGAGTGACCTTCACAGGATTAACAACGGAATCGACGCCGCGCAAGAGAGCCGCGCGCGCCTTATCTCCAGAAAGTGTTTGTTTGGACATACATGCCTTTCAAATTTAATTTGTTTGGT